GGCGGAACTTCTGTTGTCGTGGGATCTGAAGGCGCGGCGGAACCCGGATCAGGGTCTGGATCGCTTGCCGTATACAAGGATTCGTCTGATTGTTCGCTATCGTCGTCGGCCATATGTTACTCCCCGATATGATCATCCATGAACCGCGTCATCACCACCGAAAGCGGGAACCGGATTGATTCCTTGGTTAAACTGGTTTTAACTTTGCCCTTGTATGAACGAGCAAACGCGAGAGCTTCTAACGCATCAAGGGTTTTTTGCTTATTCCCAACAGCCGCTTCCGTCAGGGGTTGATATGTTTCAGGGTTACACGTCAATGCCACTAGCGAGTCGTCTTCCTCACCATCCCGGAACATTTCAAAAATCTTCCCGATCCCGATCATCCCGTACCGGTGCAGCTCGGCGGCACGTAACGCCCCCATTGAGGACGCGCCAATCACGACTACACCTTTTAGAAGAGCGTAGATTATTTCCTTATGCCATACGGACAGCACCTGATGAAAAAACCCGTCAATTATCAGGATCTTTTTCGGAGCATGTTGCGCAACCACAGCAACCACATCTCCACACCGAACTGGAGGCAACCATAATTCACCAGGCAGTTGCGATATGTCTTGGCGGTATAAGCTAGGGCCGCTGAATATGGCGAGTTTAACTTTCACATCGAGAAATCTCCCATCCATTCCAGACCGTCCGATTCCGGAGGCGGCAACGTCTTGACCCATTCCATTCTCATCTTCTCCCATCGCATCGACCGGAACAGCGGCCCGCGCGGTTGTTCAAGCCCGAGCACAATCGTTTTAACAGCATGAATTTCTCCCAAATCGAAGTGTTTAAAGTAGATGTGGTTCCGCCATTGTCCCATCAGATCCAATGCGTGATCGCACTCGGCTTGAATACTGCTGTATTTCCACCCGAAATCGGGCAAGACTCCGGCAAATGGCAAAGATTCAATCTCCCGGATCATGTCCTGTGGTTTCAGGGCTTTCAGGAGGGTGTAATCCCGGCGCTCTATGTCGTCCCGAGACCCCGAGATATAGACGGCGCGTGACTGAATAGCTTCGAGGAGCGCTCGTTCAGCGGCTTTACAGGGGTTCAGATCGCATCCCCAACCTCCGTACGTGCCGCATCCGCCGAATGGATCGACCAGAATGCATTGGTAAACGGGAAACGGGATATCGTACGTACAATAAAACAGGTACATCTTTAGCCCCGCTGCCTCACATTTGTCTTTGAGTTCGGACTCGAATTGAATCTTCGGACTCCAGACATGGAACGTGTCGAGGGTTAGGCTACGCAAAACGGTCTGGTCGCGTTCCACGCATTCGCATAAGCCTTGCAGGAACGCATCCTCGAAACTCGCACCCACACTCTGCCCATTGCTGGACATGAGGAACATGGGGTCTTCTACTTCTATCCGGCGATCCACCCAGATCAGATCGCTCGGCATCATCCGTTGTTCGCCGTTGGCGTAATGGGTCACCAACTCCTGGGCTATCGGGGTTTCACGGCTGAAATCCGCGCTAGAACAGGTCGGCATCAGGTCCGGGTCAACGGATTTGCTGGTCCCAATCTCCCAAGTGCCTACTGGATTTTCAAAGACAGCGAATTCAATTCCTTCCGCAATTGCTCCAGCGCGTGCCATGCTTCCATCCAGACTCTTGCCTGCATTAACGCTGACGACTTTGGCCGCGGGTCGGCACACAGAATATACAGGTACGCCGATGCAATCGAGGCCATCGATCTTGGACACCCGGGTAATGGCAAACCGTTCGAATAATTCATCTTGCCCCAGACTGTTGAGATAATCTGTGCTGCGAGATCTTTGTTCTGAGCGGGTAATCACTCAAGCACCATGTCCATGTAAAATTGAAAGAACGGTTTCCAGTACGGGTGAACCTTCAACCATTGCGCGACATCGCGCGCGTGCCGGACATAAAACTTGAGGAGTGGGGATGGTGCTTCGAACATCATCCATTCCCGGAACCGTTTCCATGTTCCGTTGAAAGTGCCGTACACTTCGCGCGCGACGATGCAGGATAACGCCGCGCCGATTGCGGTAAGTGCCGCTCCACCGCCGATCCCGGCCGCTCCGGCCGCTACTCCCCCAGCTCCGGCCGCTGCTGCTGCTCCGCCCGCCGCAATGCCAGCGCCCGCTCCCGCGCCTCCGATTAATCCTCCCAAGCTGCCGATCAATCCGCCGCTTCCACCGCTGCCGCTACCTCCCAGCAACGACCCTAGACTCCCGAGCAACGAACTCATACCGGAACTGGACGATTGCGCTTGTTGCGCTTGCACCCCGGCGTTGAGTTGCGCTTGTGCTGTGCTGGCGCTTAATTCTAGCCCGAGCGATTGGCTGGATTCGCCGAACCCGGCCATCGCCGTTTGCAAGAACTGGCCGATCATCCCGTACCCTTGCATGGCCTGGCTCCACGCCTGCTGCTGCAACCCCGCGGATTGTGTAGCCATGTTGGAAATGGCGCTGATTGCCGCTTGTTGCGTCGCGACCCCGAGCTGACTCCAGTTTTCGGCCAGGGACAATTGTTGATCCCCGAGCCCGATCTCCGCCTGGCCCGCGGCGATATTTCCCTGGATCAATGCGCCGGCAGTCGCCGCGCCTTGTTGCGCGGCTTGCCCTTGCAATTGCACGTTCTGGGTAGAGCTCGTCAGACCTTCAGACGCCATCTGTTGTTGGATCGCGGCCTGTTGCGACTTAGTGGCCTGGTCAACAAGAGCCTGCTGGGACGGGTAAAGCCCGGTCCCGGTAGTGGCCTGACTCACCATCTGGTTCCCTTGCGCAAGCGTCGCGTTGGCGAACGGGATCAAGCTCTGGCCTTCGTTATAGAGTTGCGTTCCTTCACCGCCAAGTTGGTTCGCTCCAGCGCCTTCGGCCTGTATCGCGTTCCAGGCGTTTTGCAGAAACGGACCGAGAATCGATCCGCTGGAACCGCCGGCGCCGGGTGCGCCACCCGAGGTTCCAGGGGTAGTCATTCCTCCGGTCCCGCCGCTCCCCTGATACATCTGCGGGGCTAACCCCGGTTCGATCGACCCCGGATTATATTTTCCGGTGGAATTATTTACCGTGCCGATAAGCTGCTGGGTGTTCTGATCGTAGACCGGGGTGTAACTCACTCCGTTTGACGTGAATGCGTTTCCCATGAACCCCATGATCCCATTGTTCGTACCGGGTATGACCTGCGGTGTTGCCGGGAACTGCCCGCCTTGCGCGTTCGTTCCTCCGGCTGATGTCGACGATCCACCTGACCCGACAACCCCTGTCCCGCCGCTCCCGCCAAAAGCGTTCGAGCCCACATTAGTGATCCCGGTCACAGACGGTGGATTATAACTGCCGGTATTCGCGAAAGTCGGGCTCTCCTGCGATAACGCGGAACCCAGGTTTGAGGTGTACCCCAAGGTTTGATTAGCCAGTCCCGCGTTGCCCCCGCCAATTGCATTGAACGGGTTGGCTTGCGTGGTGTTGCCACCAGTGGCGATGTAACTCGCCCAGTTCGCCATGCTGGTCAACGCGGGTAAATATCCCGCGCCATACGCGCCCAACTGCGATAGACTGTTAGCGTTCTGCCCGATCCCGCTTGGAACCTGGATCTTGGTTGAACCGCTTCCGCTACCGCCTTTCTTTCCCATATGCTCCTACCGCCTGCTCTCAAATGGCTTGAAGAGAAAATAACACAACACAGCAATTATCCCGAGAGGTTTGAATCTATTGGAGCCCTGCACACATGGATTGCATGGGCGATTGAAAACCATTTTGTGGTTATGAATCATCCTCCCACTTACGTAATTATCGCCCGACCGGGTTCCCTGGATATCCTGGACACCTGCCCCAAAGGAGAAGAACTCTGGATCTTTGATCACAACGGGGATGCTCTCTGGATGGATTTCCTCTGGGCGCCCGGCCAATGGGAAACGGTCGTCGCCTTCCTGCACGCCTCCGGTAAACGTTGGGGTGGCTGGGAACATCGGGTGACCGGCAAAGTTCATATCGTGGAGATTGACAAGTTGCTTTCAGGGCGTGGTGGTATACCAGATCCAAAAATAAAAGGCGGTTTGGCCCGGGCCAGATCCACCGCGTACCCAAAGCGTTAACGTGTTTCCCGGATCAATTTCGAAATAATCAGGCTGATACGATCGCGTGATGTCCGGCCCCCCGTACCCTAGCCGTGATCCGTTTGAGGTGTCCACTTCCCACGTGATTTGCGCGCCGGACGTAAAAGATTCAGCTTGTTTAACGTAAACAGTTGATCCTGTCGTATTGGGCCAGACATAAGATTCATACCCTTGAAAGGGGTTTACCTGAACATCCCAGAGGTTAAGCTCTGTCAACGGTCCCGCGCCGAATACCGGTGAACCCATCAAAAACAATAAAATTACAATTCTCATTAATTAGCCACCATCATCAGATCCCAGTTTGAGGTCGGGACTGCCGCCCCGGAAGAGATTATTGACCCACCCGAAGCTACTGATAAACCGATACTGGTCATGTTGGTCAGTGCGGTACTGGTCTTCCAGAAAACTGCGGTGTAAGCTGTTCCTCCCGGTTGTGTCGCTAATACCCCGAATGTCTGGGGTGCGCCCCCCAGATTATTGAAATTGATCATAACCGGCACCCCGAGAGCAAGATGCGTTAAAGTTAGATTTATATTTACGGCAGTGGAAATAGTCAGGCGAACAGCAACCGATGTAGCCCCGACGCAATCAACGGTTTGATTTGTAGTCACCGTTCCCAGGTCGACGCTCTTGATCAAAAGATTGGTGTTGAGAACCGTCGCGGCTCCGAGCGCGGTTCCCAGAAGCAGACCCGCACCATTCAGGATCGACGAGAGCCCGGATGCGGTGACAATCGCCAGGAATAAATCTGAAACCTTCTTGACGAATATCTTGGCCTGATCACTTTTAGTGATGTCGTAATTGGCCAGGGTTTGAGGGTTTGAAGGTAGCGCCATTCTAGTACGTAAATATGCACTGTGTTGCGCTGACGGCAGAACCAACAAACAGAAAGCTTGCCGTCGCAACCAGGGATACGCCAGTTCCGTTAAGTGTGGTCGCCGCGCCTCCTGTCCCTACTCCTGCCCTGACTCCGCTGACTACCGTAAATGATGCCCCCGCGGCGTTCGTGGGCGCGAGCCCAACGTTGTTGGGTGCCCCAGAGATGTTTGTTATCGTAATAAACAGCGGTACTCCCAGGCCAATATGGTTCGGGATCAAGGTAAACCCAGTGGTATGAGTGTAGGTAACGCTTAATGAAACACTGCTGTACCCGGCGCACTCGACAGTCGAAGTAGCAACATTCCCGGCAGTCAATACCGTGGACAACGGACAGGGGCCGATTATCCGGAAACTGGTTCCGTCATAGACAAGGGTGAGAAGCGCGTTTTGAGAGAATTCCCCGCCCAGTAAAGCGATATTAGACGGGTTGACAATCGGAATGTTCCCGAGCGCGTTGACGTTGATAACGCTGGGACCGGTACACGAGAACGCCGGTTTAGTGCAGACCATCATCCCGGCTTCATACGCCACCGGAGCACTTGGGAGAGTCACGATCAGGTTATTTGCGGTCCCGGTATCGACCGCATAAGACGTGAACCCGGCCCCGGAATCATTAATTTGGTTGTTTAGAAAGCTGAAATTGTCCGAGAGCGTGGTGACCGGTTCAGATCCGGTAAAGGTCGCCATGTTCCACGGCAAGGTTCCTGGTCGTCCTGCCATATCAATGACCCCATCTCGGAACCCCTATTTCGAGTTCCATGTTGATTGTTTCTAACGTGGTACCGATCCCGGACACCACAAGCTGGAGTCCGAACCGTTTCGCGATATCGTCGATCCCCCATTCGAATGTTTCCCATTGATTGGTTGGACCGGTCCAGGTGATGTTCGTACTGGCAGTCCAGGTGATCGGGTTCCCTAGTGAATCGGTAAACACCACCGCGGATGTAAAACTCTGTTGGCTCTGGCTTGTTGGTGCCTGGAACGGGATAACGTTTCCGCTTTCGTCGTACACGGTTGCGGTGATAGTGGTGATGTTGTTCATCATCAGGGTAGCGCCAAGCTTGTACATCCGTTTGTACGCGCTTGACCCGAAGCTCCAATATTTGAATTTAGTGGTGCTGGTGAGCGCATGGGTGAGATCGGCGTACATCTGGAAGATGTTCCCGCTGGCGTCTACCCCGAACACCTTGGTGTTGCCGGTAGTCTGATCGATATCCGAACAGATGAAGATCTCCTGGCTCAAAACGGTTCTGAACCATTGCCCGCTCATAGTGGTCCCGAACACCTGTTGTTGTGTGCTCACGTCGTTGGTGGTGCAGTTCCAGAACAGACACGGCGCATTATAGATGTATCCGAACGCAGAGGAATAACTGGAGGTTGCCGTCACCACGTTTTGCCAGAACCCGCCTATCGGCCCGCTGATCTGTTGCGGAAACGTTCCTTGCAAACTCCAGATCCCTTGCGCGTTAGTCCAGTAAAGAGTGGACCCTAGCCCGATGATCGACCACCGGGTATTAGTCCCGATCCGGGCCTCAATTGTGCTGATCTGGAAATTGACTACGGCCGGGGACCCGATTGAACTTACGTTCCCCAGCGTCTGACACCAGTCAAACCCCATGATGTAAAGCTGGCCGCTGAACGGGTACAGCGCGACGATTGGCGGTTGGCAATCGGTCTCGACGATGGTGAACGAACCCGAATCGCCCGCGAGCGAGTTGAACGTTCCGCCAGCGGTAAAGGTCACGGTGTTGTTGAACGCCATCCAGAGGCGTCCGCTGAACACGGTAATGACGTTGGCTGGTTGCGCGGTGAACACGGTAGCAAACGTGGTTCCGTTCCATGAATAGATCTTGGAAGCTGCCGGGTCGGTGATCAGGATAGTGGTGCCTTGCCAGTTTGTGATGTCACTTAACGGCCCGAGGATGGTTGCCCCGCTGCAATCGGTGATGACTCCGCCTAAGCTCACCTGGTACAAATGTCCGTTGGCTCCGAGCAGGAACAGGTATTGGGCGAGGTTCAAGGTTTGCGGGCTCATCCAGACCGGGGGCCGCGCGGCCAGGATCAACTGGGCGATCGCCGTCAGGTTGCCGGGGATCTGCCGGATAGAGTTCCCGAACGGGAACCAGTTGATAAACTCATCGAAATCGGTGTCGGCAATCGAGTACCGGCTGAACAGGTCATACCGGTTAAGCGACCCCCACGCAGCGTTATCGCCGGGGAGCGATATCGTGTTGATCTGTTGCGGTTGACCTGTAGATCTGGATGCCATCAGGAATTTAGGTTTACGACTATGCTACCGTTCCCGAGAATCTGCGGCGGGGTAGTGGCATCCATTTGATGACCTGCCGCCGTCAGGAAAGCCTGAAGCGCGGCGATCACATCCCCTGGGGCCAACGTCATTTGGAGTTGCATATCAGGTATTCCGGTTCTGGATACTCCACGGCGGGATACTCGCCATCATGTAGTCTTTCATCAGTTCGTAGCTCTGCATAAACCCGGTGGCGCGCGCCGCGTCTTGCTCGTACTGGGTCGCCCAGAACGCCGCGAAAAAAGAAACCAACTCGGTTAACGGGTCCGGAATAGCCGTTTCCGTTACGTTAGAGGTAGACAACTGGGTTGGTAGATATAGACAATCTACGTCGATCGTGTACCCGGTACCCGGGATTGTCGGTTGGATATAGATACAGTTGGAGACTCCGTATTCAGCGAACCCTAGAGGAAACGAGTTGATCGGGTTGGTACGGAAAATCCTGTTGAAATCGCTCCAGGCGTACCGGCGAAGGGGAGGGGAAAGCGATGCGGTCTGGTTAAAGAGAACGTTCAAGACGACCACGATCTGGCGCGCGGGCGGCGCTGGCGAGAGAGTCAAGGCCGCTGCAAGGATCGTTTGGTAAGTGTAAACCTCTTGGCCCGGGACCAAGGTAACGGCTGGGTTGGTCCGGGTAACAATCGAGTCGGTACAGATCTTGTCCCGAGCGTTGTTTATGCAGATCGTTAAAAACTGATCAGTGAAAAAGCGCGCGTTAGCGTCTCTGAGCAATTGCCGGGTGAGATAGAGATAATCGCTGAGTACCACACACTTACTTTATTCGAGCAAATTCTTCTTCCTCTAGTTCCCTTGTAGCTCTGACAACCTTGAACTTGAGTCCTTCACTGAACCAGTCGCGCATCGCCTGGAACTCTGCCGGGTTCTGGTCTTTTTCCCGGCCATAGATCAGGCCGTATGGCGATAGGGAAGCGACTCTGGAAGCGTACTGGGTCTGGAGCCCTTTGTCGTCCCGGTCGCGTTTATCCCGGACAACCTTCCCGTCTTTGACTTCGGCCGCGAAATGAAAATACGCTTCGATCGCCGGGATGATCGTAGCTTTCCCGATCGGGAACCGGCGCGCTTTGCCGTTGTACCACATCCCGGGGTCCGGATCTACCGGCCCCATGTTCAAAACCGCAATGTTACAATCCGGAAAATTCATTATCCCATCGCCCTCAACATCCTGTAGAAGGTGAATGTGCTAGCGGTAGCTGCAAGGTTGTTCCATCTGACGCTTGTTCCGTCCGTCTCAATCCAGGTCGAGACCGTTGCCGAGATGGTCCCGGTATATACCGTGGTCCATGTCGGGGTCGGGTTGATGTTGAACTGGATCACTGCTGCGGCCGTTGTACCGGAAGCGATCGTCACTAGCCCTACTCCTGGAGCCGGAACATAGATCGCGCCTTGACCACCGGTGGCCGCTAAGATCTGGACATCCGGCACATCGAACATGCTGCCGACTACCGGAACCGATAACGGGTTACGGAACGGGAATAGACCGGCCTGATACGCAAAAGCCGATTGAGCCGGTGACCCGGGCGCGAACGTCAAGGTCTGTGCACCGACAGCACTGGCTGTGGTGTTGAGGGATAACGTGATAGCGGTTGCCGAGACGATCGCGGCAATGGTCGTACCAGGTGTGATCCCGGTTCCGGAAACGGTCTGTCCAACAAACAGACCAAGGGTTCCCGGAGGATTGGTGATCGCCGTACAAGTAGTGGCGCTATTGGCTAAGGTTCCCGTCAAGACATACGTACCTACCCAGGCCAGCGGTGCAGGCACCGGCGAGAAGGAAGCTGAATCGTTAAACCCAATCGAGACTTCCTGTTGTTGCTGGATGAACTCTTGCCAGACCGGGCCTTTGAGAATTGTGCGCTTCATATAATTAGAGAGTTGCGGTTCCGGTTATGCCAAAAAGGATTCCACAGGACCGGGGCTTCGTGTTGATCAATTGTATGAGCAAGACCGCGACCCCCACGTAGTTGAGTTGATACGCCGGGACCATCGATTGGAAATCGACAAACTCCCAGTTGGCGAGTCGATGTACCCGCAACGTCAGGTAGTTACAGTTGAACATGTATACCTTACCCTCTGCGGCGTATGGGTCCATGTAGAACGGTACCCCCATGACTTCCAGGGCAGGAAACGCACTCATCATTTGATTAGTGCTCTGCTCCTCTGGGATGTACCGTTCGTTGCCAACGAAGTCTTGGGCTAACTGCGCCCATGTGGCAGGGCCCATAACGCCAAAGTCGGGTTTTTCCCCGCTGTATTTGGTGATACCCGTTGTGTAAAGAAGCGCTAATTGGCGTGTTAACGCCGCCGCCACGTTGTACCTCTTCGACTGCCACCAAATGTTCCCTGCGCGGGTTAACCCCCCAAAGGTTGCGTTGTTCGTCCCGTCATCGATCGCCCAGTCGAGTCCGATCAACTGTTGGGCGTTAACGATGTTGGTAAAGAGAGAGTTTGCCAGCATGTCGCGCGCGGCGTTGCCGGAATCCGTCATCCGGATCTCCACTACGTCCTGAATTTTTTGTTCGTCCTGGATCAGTAACTCGTTGAGATAGACCGAGATCGGCACCATCACCATGGTGTACGCCCACGCCGCTGGCTGGATACCCTGGATTGGTTGCGGCGCGTTGAACGTCGCCGTGAAATCGCCGTACTGCGGGATCACCATCTGCTGGTACTGGACGTTGACCGTCAGGTTATCCATACCACCACTCTCTTCGAGAGAGTTGGTCATCAGACAGACAAGGGTGGGGGCCGCGGTATAGATCTGGCAATAAGCGTTAGCCAGGTACGAACGCCGGGTGAGTGCCGACAACTGGTTACCTAACCCACCTGCCGGTTCTATACCGGTGCCTTGGACTAACGGGAATAATGCCATAAACTACCTTCTGTTACTTAAATCGCGGGAACCTTCTTCCCACTGTTCGCGCATGAAATTCTTGCGATCTTTCCAAAGGCGCGACTTCGGATCTTTGATCATGGAACGCCAGTTCTGTTCTTCTTTTGTCTTGCGGCCAAACGGGGTCATGCCGCCAGGCGCCGAACTGGGATGCGTCGGTTGATCCATGTACTGATAATATTTCAGGGCTTCCGGATACGACTTGTATTGGTTGCCGTCTTTACGCATCCGGTCTTCCAGTTCCAGGATCTGTTCGTCGTTCAGATAGAACGGCGCACGGCGCACTTCGTCCCGGCGCGATTCCCACATGTCGCGCCCGGTCTTAGCCGTGAGTTCTTTTTTGAGCTCCTCTATCTCGTCTTTCAACGGTTTAACTGTGGACTCGAATTGGTTTCCAATTGCCGCTTCTTGTTTCACCACTGGGTGGTTAGGCATCAGGCGTGCGCCGTGGCGGACAAGTTCCCGGCGCGCGTCCGGATCACTAGCGAGCAGTGATAAAAGCTGGAGATCGTCTTCTGCGGCCATTAATCAGGGGTTGAGCTATGCGGTTTGTAGTGAGGGTCCTGATGTGCTACCGGTTTCTCCAGGGTTTCAGCGGACGGTTTGGCCGCTGGTTTAACCTCTGCTGCTTTCTCCGCAGCAGTTTTGGGCGGAGCTGCAATCGCTCCGGGTTTCGCTGCGGCGACTGGAACCGGTTCAACGGGTGCAACTTTCATCACCGCGAGAGCCGCGGTCATGGCGGGTGTGAGCCCAGCTACATCTGCCTGGAAATCGCCCAGGATCTTCACCAGATCGGTGATAGAACCGTGGACCTTAGCGGCGTTCGACAACGCCGAGTTCAATGTCTTGGGAAATTCGTCGTCCATATTACGTGGCTGATACTCTAACGTTTTGGGGGACGCCGGGGGTGAGTGCGGCGACGATGGGCAACGTAAAAGTTGCGGCAGCGCTCGATGCACTTTCTACTCCGGCCAGACTCGCTTTCACCGTCACGGTATAACTGCCGTTCGGGGTCGGGGTCAGGTCGAGGTGCAGACTGACAGTGCCGTCAGAGTTGGTGATAGCGGGAGTAGTCACGTCGGCAATTAGTCCAGAGGTTGGGTCCGGGGTACCAAGACCCGAGACAATGAACGAATCGGGTTTGGCCGGATCGGTGGCGAGATACGGATCGGCAATGAGGAATGCCATATATATAGAGAGGGGTTAGGATTTACCGGCTTTGATGGTGCGCCCGGCCCATTTGCCGGGTTGCGCTTTCTTGACATCGATCTTGCCTACATCGGGGTAGACCTGCATTGAAATCATGGGGCCTGCGTCGAGCTGGTTCAGGTCGCGCGGGTCTTGAGGGGAAGAAGATTTAGGGCGTGGAACTGACATATTATTTATCCTCTGGGTTAACCGATCGTAGCGAAGCGTTGTTCTTGGTCCGTTTGCTGATGGCACCGGTGCCGGTCCCTGCGATCAGGGTCTGGACCCTTTGAAATTGGGTGGGGGTGATGTGAGGGTTAACCTCGTGGTCGAGCGGAGGCCACCCTAACGCCCAGTCAACCACTCCTTGGATCACCTGTTCCTTGGGGTCGTTCAGTTGCCCCTTCTTATTATAATAACTGGGATGTCTAAAGCTCATATTTTATTGCTCCGCAGCAGCATTCCCCCGCATCAGCTAAATATTCGTAATCGCTTTCATCATCCAGTAACGAAGTACACCAAGGTTTGTGAACGATTTCATCAGTCTCTTCATTCATGCGTTTGCTCCTGCGAGTGCTGGGATTGGACCTTGGGGCGGTTGCGGCATCGGCCCCGGGCCTTGAGGCGCCATCTGAGGAGGTCCGCCTGGTGGTTGCGCGCCTTGGGGGGCTCCGACTCCGCCGACAGGCGGCGGCTGGCCTTTGGCGACATCGCTCGAATCAGGTTTGAAATGTTTGGCGCCATGACGAAACATGGTGTCGGCGGCTTTGCCTTCTTCCGAGTAGGGATTGAGGAGGCTGCGGCCGATGTGAATCGCGGCCATCGCTTTGCGCATGATCTCCATACCCATGGCTTCCAGTCCCTGGTTAGGAACCGAACCGTCTACCGCGCCGGGAGCACCGGTCGGGGGCGGCAGGCCAGCTGTCTCCGCGCCTTGCGCCCCTCCGCTCGGAACCGCGCCAGGTGGTGCGCCACCCGGGGGAGCTGTAGAGGATGCGTCATCACCACCGGGTAAATCAGGCATCCAGAACGAGTCTCATTGCGGTCTTCCAAAGCGTTACTTCCGGCGATGTTTACGGCCTCGGCGAAACTCTGGTAGATTCACAAGTGTACTCCTCCTTTCGATTAAGAGGAGGAATGCGTTGCGTCTGAAGACACTACAAACTATTTACGCGCCGACTTTATCTTTGCCGGACCGTTTCATTTCCTGTTCCTGCTTGATCTTCTCGGCGGCGACCAGCTTCGCGAACTGGATCTTTTTGAGGTCATGCAAGATCTTTCCTTCGAGAACCGGCGACAACATCCGGACAAGAGTCTCCTGGGTGATCGCGCCCGCGCGCATCAGGCCCATTGCAAGTTGACTATTGTCCTCGACGAATAGAGGATTGGAACTGTGGCCATCGACACGGACCCGGACATCATCGGGAAACTCGGCGAGCCGAAAAAGCTTGCCGTCTTCATCGACTATCTTCTCTGCGGAATAGCGTCTGAGATACCGAAAGAGGATCTGGGCGCAGCTTTGCGCTTGCGTCTCGATCTCCAGACCCATGAGACGCATTTCAGCCCCGGCTACCCTGAGCATGCTGGCGGCCATTCCTTCTGTGCGTGTGCCTGGTTCCTGTTTGCCGAACATGCTGGGACGCATGTTGGAGGCGTCCATCAACAATGAATCAATCCCCGAGACAAACTCAAAGACCTCTTCGGGCATTTTGGGAACAAACTCCTGTATTGAACCAGTGGCGTTCGGGCTTGAAATTTTACCGCCCGGTCTACGGAACGCAGCCAGTTTCTCTTCGAATGATTGGCCCAGACCCATGGCTGCGGTGGGCGGATCTAGGATCTGCTGGATCAGATTGTCCATGTCTTCCATCCGGTCCCCGTACCAGTTCTGCAACTTCTTCAGGTCATCAACCAGACTAATCCCCCAGAAGTATTCTGGGTGTTCTTCGGCACAAACCTTAACAAACGGGAGCATCCCGGGTACACCGATGCGTTCAATTGGACGGTCCCAAACAATGCAGTTGCCGGTAACGGTAAAGACTCGCCAATCACCCAAGTTATCATCGAAGGCGTATACGTCTGTAAATCCATAGTAAGGGACGGTTTGCATGGCGTTGTAAGCGCCAGTGTCGCGTTTATAATACCCGGCTGAATATTGCTGACTGCCGGGTGAAATTCCTTCAATCACGTCTTCCCCGATCGGGCTGTCTTTGTCCGCGGTCGAGAGTTCGCGCATGATCCGGGTCTTGTCCGGGTGCAGGCTTAAACGTTGCTCGATCTCTTCCTTAACGAAGTACGACATCAAGGTAACGGCTTGCTGGTCTTCCAGCTCAGGGACATCTGGTCGATAAACTCCAAAGTATTTCGGGTGGACGTAGTAGGTAACAATGTCCACCTTGCGGTCAGTACGCAGGCGCGGGAGCATGGCCATGATGGAGCACCCGTTGACCCGGGAATATTTGACAGCTCGGCCAAACTTGGTATCCAGCTTAGTGTCTTTCCATGCCATTGAGATTGCTTGGGCAACTCCGTCGGTTCGTTTATAGGTGGTTTCACTGTCTTCCTCCGCGCTGGCGTCGACCCAGAACTTGATCGATTCGGGGGCGTACAGGAACGCCGCTTGCCGGTTGATCACCGGTTTGATCTTGTTGGCCCGGGCTCCCATGCCTTCGGTGCCGCCTTTCAAGTAGAAATCCTGGCACTCGTTGTAGAACGATCCGCGTTGTCCCTGACCCATCTTGCAGGTCCATACGATATCCAGTACCTGGTCGAGCAGATCGTTCTTGTTGGTTTTAAAGATCATACTCGTTATGTTCTACGTGGAACATTTATTTGATCTGGTTCCCTCGATCGTCCGTACGGTGCACGACATCGGTCTGGGCTTTGAGTTGCGGACTCATCTGGCCTACCTTCTGGCCTACTGCGGGGAGTGCCACGGAGTAATCCTGCGGGTTCGGGAGCTGGTACGGCCGCCCGTTCATCGTCATCGCTGCGGTATTGAACCCGGCCCGTTGCAGTTGTTCCGGGCCGCCAAAGATCGGCTGTATCATGGGTTGCGGTTGGCCGTGGACCGTAGTCGACGTGCTCCCGGTCGATACCCACGAGACTTTGTTGACGCCGCCAGCGTTGGAAAAGTTGCTGATCCCCATGCGTTTGAAGTTCGATTCGAGGATGCGGTCGGTGCGTTTGGCGATTCCGGATGTATTTATATTAGGCGCGGACCGGAAATGGCGGGTGGCAGCGGCTCCGCACCGCGGGCAGACCGGCATCAGGCTCTCGAACTCGTTATTGCAACTATGGCAGAGAAATTCTTTGGCGATCATACTAGGTATGCTTTCCACCTCCTTTTTTCACAGTAAGATTTTATGTCCACGGTAGATTTACCAATCATCCATTTAATAATAGGGGCGGCTCTGACACAGATTCCATTTTCCGTTATAATACCTGCACAGAAATAAGGTGATTTAATCTGAATTGTCATCTGCTGCGGGCCCATCTGGGTGCGCGTTTCTGTGCTTGGACGGCGTTGTCGAGCGCGATCACCCGGTCGCGCCATTCGAGGATCTGACTGGTCAAGACATCGTTGGGCGTGATCTGGCCGTCGACCGCTTTCTTTTCCTGGACGAAATATTTCTCCGTGAAATTGGTCCCGCCGAGATCTGTCTCCAGACATTGCACGTACGCCATCACCATGACGCACGTCGCCATTATCCGGTGATCTTCTTTCGGGAGATCTATCGTGCCGTCCTTGAGTCTCTGCATACCCTCGACTTCTTTAAGGAGAGGTAGACTGCGTATTTCGATAATGCCTTGCTCGAAGAAGTCACGAAAACATGACAGCATCCGATCTTTACTGTCAGGAGTAGTACGCCAGTGGAAAGAACCGAAAGCACGGCGAATCGCATCAGGTCGATAATAGACATAATGGTTCAGGTTCTCGAAGTATCGTGCCAGAGCCGGATTGTAACGTATCTCTTGCTCGCGCTGCAGACGTTGGATGTGTTCCATAACCGCGTAACCGCCGCCCTGGAGTTCAACGTTGAGAAGTGTTTCTGAATTATACGTACCGGCCAGGTGCAGAATGGCCCACGCGAGGTGATAGGTTGGCAATTCGCGTCTAACAAACTCGGCCACCTGGACAGCCTTGTCCGAATAACAACGCCATACCTGGATACAAGCGTGGTCGCCTTCCTCAGACGCGCCGTGCGCCGGGTCCACACCGATCGCGTACCGGACCCCGCGGCCTTGCCTCGGTTCGTCCCAGGTAACCAGGTCATACCATCCGTCGCGTTTTTGGACTTCATGGATCTTCGTATCTTCAAAGTTGTCAGAGAACTCGAACTGGAAATAGCGGGGCGCGAGCTTGCTCGACTTGGCGAGGGCTCGTTTCTCGATCAGTTTATTGGCGCTGATAAACGTGTGGCCGCCGTACCTCCACGCGTACTCTGGCACCGGCGGATATTCCTGGTGCATCAGTTCCAGGTTACCGAACTTGAGTTCCTTGAGATGATACCGCCACCAGGCCAACTGTGTCGGGGTGATCTTCCATCCGTACTCTTTATTGATCAGCTCGACCCAGACCGCTTCTTCGCGTGTAGGCCGCGGGAAAGTGTCCCAGTACGTTTTAAACCGGTCCAGGTGTTCTTTGTTCCGGATATCCAGATCGTAATCCGGTTGCAGCCACCACCCGATAAAGATGAATTTCTGGGATGTGTTGCCGTCCGCCGCGGCTTCATCGCACATCTGTTGGAACAGATTGGGCCCGTGCGCGGTGCTCTCGGTGAGGAAGAACCGGTTCGGGTTCCGGGTACTCATTGACGACATGAAACTGGAGATCCCTTCCTCGTCCTTAGCGCGGCCGGCCTCCGTCAGATGAAACGCCATGATGCCGGTACCGACACCCAGGCCGCCTTCATCCCGGGTGTTGGCGCTACTCCAAATGATCTTGGAACGGTTCGCGAAACTGATCATGTTCCGGTTGTCGTCGTCCACTTCCTGCCGCCATTGCGGATGTTTCGCCAGACTCTTTACGAAGTCTTTAAGTAAGCTTCGATTGTACGCAGTCCGGCTTCCGATATCCGCGATGAAGTTGAGGATGACGCCGTCGTGTCGGAAACACCAGTACAGATCGAAAGCGAGACCCAGTGTTGTAACCCCGCTTTGTCGACACTTAAGCACCACGAAAAAGTGTATTCCCCGGGACAATCCTTCGAGAATCTCGTCCAATAGGTACAACTGGGTACGCATTGGAATGAGCGGGACAAGAGTTTCTCCAGTGCCGCCATAATCTCCTTCCTTAGACGGAATCAAGAGTTTCTCGCAAAAAGCCAAAAATTGCGACCGCTCGATCCCGCTGATAGACTTTTCTTTGATCCACACCTTTAATCTCAAAAAGGCTTGACGGATAGGGGAATTCCACCGAAACTCCCACCGAGTAACGGCATCGCCGTTCTTTCCTTGTGTTGGTGTTGTGAGTTAGCAGTGTTTTAGTTCATAATTGTTCGGGCCGTTGCAAAAGTCTCCGGAAGATTCTCCTTGCAACGGCCCTTTTCTTTTGTTACTAACCGGTATGCCTTTTTCCGGAGACGTATGAAAAAAAACTGGCGAAAGAGTGCGACGCCGCTCAGGGGTTGTAATAAACCTTTATCTCCCCAGGATTTAGATTGGCTTGCCCGCAGGCATAAGCCAGAACCTCACCAAACAAAAGAACCAAGCGAGGTTCGAGTACCTACGCTAGACGAAAGGTCCAGGATCGATCGCGCTAGAAAATACCGGCAGCGAACCATCCTTGAATCGTAGAACCCCTGGCAAGCCGCCTAACATGCACGGACCCAGAAGCAGAGCGGTGATAGGCCGTAGACTCAGATGCCCGGGGTCTCCCCCGCGGGCAATTCGCTTGATCTACCCAACCGATGGTCACGAGCACGGCGCGACCCGTAAAAAGACACGGTTACGGCGCAAGCAATTCCTCTTCTCTTCTTCTTTGCCCACTTTCTTCTTCTCTTACCCCAGACACTTTCGATCGGTTCTTACCGTGAGACTCCATATAACAATCATCCCCGTTAATCCCAAACCGAAATCCAAATCGCATGTTAAATAACGATTCACGCCCTATCCAGTCCATCCGCTCCCTAAATGAGGAGCTGTCGCAGATCCAATTAAGAACAACGCCCCCAGCCGACAAAACATTCTCCGGTCCTCCTCTCCCTCCCCCAGGCCCGCCTCCCTACCGCACCATTGGCTGCCCAGCGTGCGATTACTCCGTCACCGTCCCAGGCCTCTGGAGTCCTTACAAACTCGACCGCTCACACGGCTGGGCTCTCGTCTGGTACTTCGGCAGCTCCTGCCCCAACTGCAAGACCCCCGAAGGCGTACGTGAAATACCGTTCAGCGTCATCTCGCGCTGAAAAGTTTCCGGGGGGAGCATGCACGTGGTCGTGTGTAAGGAGGGTGGAATCGAGCCCCCGCCGATTTGTGCAAGTGGCTGATTGCGAGATGGTTGGAGGAGGGGAGCAGAGGAGAGGGGGGGGGAGATGGCAGCTGACACGTCATCTCAGCTCACGCGCGCGTAACACTATAGAAGCGAGCCACCTTCGAAAGCCACTCGTCACGCGTGAGAGGGGGCTTATTGTGCAAGGGTGAAGTCAAGCGTGAGAAAGAGAAGAAGCTCGGCTGCCTCGCATTACACGCCAAAAGAAGAGAAGAGGATCAGGGAGCTACAAGCTGCGGGTGGGAGGAAAGGTGCAGCGACGACGAATGGTAGGATGACGCGGGAGCAACGGGTGGCGCGAGCAGCGCATGCGGTGGCGTGCAGACGTGCGAAAGAGAAGGCGCGTGAGGCCTACGTGATGGAGCGGGTGGAAGATAAAGACGTATACATCAGCGAAGAAGAATTCGACGCATTAGAATAATCTTTGAATAGTCACTTGACACATTCAAAAGAGTGTATAAAGTAACGTATATGAACAAAAACACTGTTACTAACTCCTTTGCTGACATGAGCAAATCAGCATTTGAAAGCAATTACGCCAAGCTCGAAGAAGCAAGGCAAACGAACAAAAGCACTGAAACAAATCTGTTTACCTTTGGTCCGTTAGACAAATGGGAAATCAGAGAAGCATCTGTTAAAATCTCTGATCTTTCTCACTCGGAATATCTCAGACTCAAGAGAGAATACGAATTGCTTTCTAGCATCATTCACAACATGCCGTCATTTCAAGAATTCATACAGGGATAACCGCTATGAACAACAACACATACTTCACGCAGAGCGCGCAAGCTGCGTGCTACGCCAAACTCAGTGATATCGTCACTGACGCAGATGCCATCCAGACAGCATCCGGATGGGATTTGTACCATGATGATGAATACCTCGGGTTCTGTCTAGATGGCGAGTTGGCTGAGTTAGAACTCTCGCAAACTGGCGTAAGCTTTCACAGGTTCCCGTTCCGCGGGTTCGGCAGAATGCTCGAAGCCTCCGAGAGCATAAAGGAAGGGGGCACTCCTTTTCTTGTCCATTCTGAGACAGCATATGGCAAAACGTCAACGCTCTCGTTCGCTATCAAATGTTTTTAACTCCTAATCTTTGAATAGTTCCTTGACACATTCAAAAACATTTGATATGTTTCGTTCATGAACAAAAACACTCTCTCTAGCGAATACTCTGATATGAGTCGTAACCGATGGTTCAGAGACGCTGACGGTACGGTTCGCATCTGG